CGACAGGCGGCTAGCTTTTAACACTCTTCAAACCTATGTAATTTGGGGGGGTTCGACTTTTCTGCACGGTGCTTTATTTTCTGCAAGGGTGGAGACGATGATCTTAACTGACCGCTCGATTTTGGCTCGGTCAAGACTGGAGGTGTATCCGCCGTGGGCTGTGAAGTGTTTATGGCGATCACAGGCGGCGGTGAGGGACTGTCTAAGGTGTGACTCGACTCGTCCGACCCAGTCGTCTCTTGATTTGCACAAATCTCTGAAATTATCGGCACTGAGGGGCATTTTGTTGTCTCTGTTGAAACTGTAGGCACGGGGCCAAGAATATCATGGCCAACTGCAGCCTTGATCCGGTGTCTAATGGTAAAGCCGTTATCAATGATTCCCTCAGGGAGGGACTCAATATCAGTAGCGGCTCTAATGACACCTTCGATCTGGTCTATTTCATCTGCAGTGAGGTTCAACAATAAGCTCATCAGATTCCGTAACAAATCCACGTTATCCTGTGGGTACGGGCCTGCACGAACACGAAAATCTTCTTCGTTCGTTGAGTGGTGCCACTCGAATCCTTCCTTTTGTAACAGCTCCATGACCTTGGCACACCACACTCCTATTATGGGGGTGTTCTTATCAGTGACATGGTACCCAAATGCTCTGTTAAACAGGGCTTGTTTAGGAGGTACTGTGTCAGGTGACATAGTCAAGTGAAGCTTAGCCAACGTCCTTTCTGGATCCTGTACGGAATCCAAATGCGTTGCCGGACTTGCATAAATGCGTCCTAGGAAGGGGACCGGGCTACCTTGTTGTGGGTACAATACCACAGATTTCAACTCGTGCCCGAGTTTCGAAGCGACCAGCTCAAGCATTTCTGCTAGGCCTGGCAAATTAGCTCGTATACGGTCATCAGATGCGCCTAGCACCCATTGGTTGACCAATTGCCATGCCATCTCAGGTTCATTGCCGAGTAATCTAAGTGCGATGTAATCATGTCGAAGCGTCACCAGGTTATTATAGTTGGTAGTTCCTGGTGATCCACTTAATTGGGAGAAACCGGGGTCATACTTGTGACCTTGCGCTGTAACCCCCTTTGGGTTACGATCGGCCGCCAAAATTCTTGATAATGCGGCGCGATGGGAGTAACTATTCCACCGTTGGTAAACATGCGGCCAGATATTGTAGCAACATCATTATTAAATGATTTCGCTGGAACAAAAGCTGGCTCTGTTACCAGGGGTGGGGCTACACTACGTCCCACGGATTTTCCATCTTCATGGACTAGGGGGAACAATGTTTGGAAGTTCCGCGCCTGTCCAATTGTTGTTGTAGATGTAATGGTTCCACAACCACCAATTTCACCACTCAGCAATTTGAATAGTATTGGTGCCTTTAGAAAGGCTTTCTCGATTCCTTCTGCGTTTAATATACGCTCGACATCCGCAATCACAGGATTCTTACTTTCACCACGTCTCACGACAAGAGCGTCGTATATTGACTGTGGGATTGTGACCGCATTTGTAGAGCCGACTACAGA